CCAAACGTCCGCTCCGAACGAATCGTTTCCATCTTGCTGATCTGCGACGCAAACGTCGGTGCAACCTGGTGGCCGGCAAAGAGCGCGGTTTCACCAGCAGCCAAGCCGTCAGCAGTGCCAGAGGGCAGAAGGTTCGACATGTACAGGGTGAACCTGTCAATCGTGCCGAGACGGCCATTACGCAACATCGAAGTGCCGTCACCGGACAACGATACGTCGCGCAGTTCCGACTTCTTGATCATCGCAGACAGCCACGCCGGGATAACCAGCCAACGACCGCTTTCCGGGATGTTCTGCTCGTCCAGCGTCTGACCCAGCGCGACGATGAGATCAGTGACCTCAGACTCGCCAGCCGATGGTGCACGTGGCACCACAACAACAGGAGTGCCGGTGGCACCCAGATTGATGTCGCCAGAAATCCGACCCGCAGCAGCGCCGCGGTTGTCCGTAGCAGCATTACCCAGAAACCGGGTGCGCAGGACTTCAGCGTCGATCTTGATCTTCATCTGCTCCGACGCGTCTTCCGCCCACATAGACATCATGTCCATGTCCGACTGTACTTCATACACATCGTCGAGGATGGTATTGAAATATTTTGCGCTGTCGATCACCAAATCGGTGATCGGCGCGTTTGGGCGCTGAACATCGAGCTCGGTGTCGGGGGTGTAATCGTTGATCGTGATGTCCGGACGGGTCCGGATGTGGATCGTGTCACCCTGGTTCTTGATTTCCCCTGCATAATCGGTGTTCGAGATCGCGGCCAACACGGTCGCGTCATAGAACTTGGACAAAAGCTTGCCTGACCAAATTTCCGGTACGAAGCTGGGACCATTGGTAGCATTACCATAATCCGTTGGGGCTACGGGCGTTTGCCCAGAGCCAATAGCAACGCCGGCACCACCTGGGTAACCGCCTGCTGCGCCTGATGCGATAGCCATATCGCGTCTCCTTTATTTTAATGTCCCTTGCGCCACTGCTGTGGCGATGGACTTTTCAATTTGGGCCATTCGCTTGGGATCATTCTTGTAAACGCCTTTGGAGACGTCTGCGTAAAAGTCCCGTACCATGGTCCCGTTCCACTGAGGGGTCTGGGGTTGGATGCTGCCTACCGTCTCAGAAGCACTAACACCACCTGTTGGTCCGGCAAGCCTATCCAGCGACACCTGCGGGGCAGGTTTTGCTTGCGCGGTAGTGGCGGGTGCCTGGACGGGAGCAACAGCTTTCTGCTCCGCCAAATATCCCTTAAAGAAAGCAGCGACACGTTCGCCGTCTCCCTTTTGGAACGCGTCGCCTATCAGGTTTTTCCGGATGTCGCCCGCATAGGGGTCTGACTGCTCCAACCATGACAGGAAGTCTGCGCTCCTGTTTATGTCCCGCCAATCCCCGACTGCCGCGTCGAGTTTAGCGTAAATGCCTGACGTCACCTGTTGCACTTTGGACTGCGCCACCTGGCCCCGGATTGTTTCAATCTGGGGTGTCAGCTGGCCCGTCAGCTCAGACGCTTCGCCGCGGGAAACGCGACGGATCAGGTCGATCAGGTCTTCTCCATAGTCCGCCGTATCCTGATCGGATACAACAGTTTTCTTTTCGGCGGGCTCTGGATTGGGTGCGGGCGCTACTGTAGTGGCACGAATGGCCGCCATCTCGTCGCGCATCGAGCGCAGGTCTGCCGCCATGCGGGGCACCTCCGCGTTGTACTTGCCCTGGAGCGAATTGTACTTCGCCTGCCAGTCCTCGGCGGGCGTGGCAGCGGGCGCTGGGGCCGGCTCTGGGGCGGGTTCCGCCTCTGGTTTATCGGGTGACGGAGCCGCGCCGGCAGTATCCACGACAGCATCAGGGGATTCCTGGGCCTCGACCGGCTGGGTATCTACGCCACCATCCGTCTGAGTCTCACCAAGGGCCTCGGCGGGCTCCGTCTGGTCTGTTGTATCAGATTCCGGGTCGCCGTAAATATTTTTATGGATTGCTTCCGCGCGGAGCTCTGCTTTGCGCACGGAGCGCGGTACACCTTTACTGGTGGTAGGGCGTTTTGACATTTCTTTTCTCCAGCCGTTCCAGCACGTCATGTGCTGTTTCAATGGTTTCCTGCAACTCCATCAGCATCTGGGCTCTGCCGCGTGCAACGTCAACATTCTCAGAGGTCTTGATGGCTTTTGCTGTTTCTGTGTTTGTGGTTTCCCGGAGCCAACCCCGGAAAACCTGCATGTTTCTTGTGTTGTGTATCTCGGAAAGGGCAGCCAACACCTCACGGGATACTTTCACTCGTCGCCGTCCATGTCGCCCATGGCGTCCATCATAGGCATCGCCACCGTGTTCATGGCACCGGAGGGGTTATGCGAGCGTTGCATCCACCGGTTATCGCGCGTGGCAGTTAGTGCACCGCCCATGCGCGAGGACGACTTAGGCACGCTCCCCCACACCATCGGCGGCGCTTCACGCGTGCGCTGCCCTGGGGTGCCGCTGATCTCGCCGCCGCATTTGCCAACGCCGTAGCTGCACCCGGCGTGTGACGTCTTACCTGCGGCGGACCTGCTCATGGAGGCGGGGCCCATCGGTTGGTCCATAATGCTTTTCATCACGAACCCCCGTAGTTGCCATTGCCACCCACCGACACACCGCCGACGCCGTACTTGCGACCCATTGATGTATTGCCGCCGGTGTCCTTGGTGGACGAGCGGGCCGGGCCGGCTGCGGGGACTTCCCACGAGTTGCCGCCCATGCTTTTGCCGCCGGAGCGACTCATGGTGGTGGGGCCGGTACCTTCGCCGAGACCGTATTTGGCCCCCGACGGGATAGTCCAGCTGTTGCCGCCCATGCTTTTGCCGCCGGAGCGACTCATGACGGGTGGTGTGGCATCATAATAGGGCGGTGAGCCCATTGTAGAGGTTTTCACTTTGTCGGACATGATTGATCTCCTTATCCCATTCCGCCAGTATTGTATCCCGGTTGCATGTCATTTTGAACCGGGGCCGTAGAATTTGCCGGGGCGGGTGTGTCGGTGCCGGCTTTGACACCCTTCTCACCCTCGCCCGATGCCTGCTGCTGCACCTGCTGCGCCTGCACCATCTGTTTCTGCCGCTCTGCCATCATCTCCGGCGACGGGACAATGCGTTCGACCGGCATGCCAAGATCATCACCGATGGCGCGCAGCACCTCGGCGCGGCCCTCTGTGCCCATGATCTGAAGGTCAATCGGGTTAGCCGTGAGCTGGAGGAACTCGAGCTGGCGAGCGCGCTCGCTCTCTTTGGCCATGACGGTGGATACGCCCTTGACCGTGATCTGCTCGTCACCCTTCAGAACGTCAGTAGTAGTGAGCATAATGAGGTCGTACAGCGACTGTAGCATGGTGTGCATCACGTCGTTGTCGATGTTGTGGGCAACCTGTTGCAGCACCTTTGAGGCATTGCCCATCAGCATGGATAGGCCGGAGGCAGTCCGGCCCGCGCCGCCACTGGCACCGGAGCCTTGCAGGTATCTCGGGATAGCCGATATTTCATCGGCTACTTCGGTCATTTTCTGATAAATGCCTAGCAGTTCAGCGGCATTTGAGTTAGGCTGGTAGAAACTGACGGGAGGAAGCGCGCCTTGGCCCGGTTCGTCCACCATATGCCAGCGTTTCCAGGGGTAAATGTCGTCAGTGTCTTCTGTAACCGCAAACCGGTTTGACAAGATCACACATTGGGGTCCCGAGCTCATTGCCATATTATTGACTAAGTTCCTCAGGGACGCATTGGCCACTTCTTCGACGTCAGACAACATGTCAACGAGGGAATTGCCGACCGGCGTGCCGGGCACTTTCTCGAAGCTGGTGACAAAATACGGGTGGCGTTTCCGGGGCGACGGGGAAATCTGTACCTTCAGGACATAGGTGCCGCACACCCACGCCTGCACGTGGTACTCCAGGTCCACATCGCCTATCTCATCTTCCTGTAGGCCCCACTCGCGCAGCAGGCGGCCCGACACGTTGCCGTGGAACTCCATGGCGTCAATCATGTTGGACCGGTTCCAGTTCGGGTCTTCACGGTCCTCCTCGATGGACCGCTCACTGTCTGGCGTATCCATCCAGTCGCGCAGGCCCTGGTCGTAGGACGTCATGGCCCCCTTGATAGCGTCCTGGTCCCATCCTGGGAGCCCCAGCAGCGCTTGCAGGTCCTTGCGAGTCCAGCGCAGGCGCTCGAACACGTCGGCGTCGGCGATATGTGCCACGCCGGGGGAGAAGTAGAAGTCAAATGGGCTGACGCGCGCCCACACGAGGCGGGGCTTCTGGATCACTGTGGCAACACCGTCCTGCCACGCCACGTCGTCCACCATGCGCACAGCGGGGCCCTTGAGCACCGCGAACGGGAACAGCGGCAGGTCAACCAGAAATGCGCCGAATGCGTCGTAGAACCCACCCTCCACCAGGTAGTCGTCCAGTGTCAGCGTTGATTTTTTGGCCTCGGAGTCCGCGCGTTTGATCGTGGCCTGCTCGGCGGCCTGCATCATCTGGCGCATGCGCTCCTGGATCATGTCCTCGTTTATGGGTTGGCCGGCCTTGGCCATGGCCTGAGCTTCCATCTGCACCAGATTTGGGATGCCAGCGGCGATATCGTCGGGGGTGCGCGGCGACGGGGTGGGTTTCAGGTCCCACGGTCTGCCGTTGGAATAATAGACGTCTCGGAGCAGCGCCGTGGCACCTCTGGCTTTTGTGCCAACGATGCGGGAGTACACCTCCGAGCCACCAAATCTGCGAATCTCACCGAGGTGCTGCTGGTCGTATGCGCCATTAAAGGTACGCATACTGCGCAGAAATCGCTCGTTGAGCCCGCGCGTCGCCCGGTGATCCCTGGCAATCGACCACTGCTCCTCGATGTGCAGTCGCAGCGCGGTCATGTCCCCGCCGACGGCGGCATCGGTCTCCCGGAGCTCCTGGGCGTCGTCTATGTCACGAGCTTCCTGGGCTTGTAATTCCTCGGGTGTGACGATGCGAAGAATGCCTGTTGACTCAACCATTGGCAAAACAACCTCTGTGTATTATGGTGCCTATACACGGAGAGTAAACGATATGAACGCCATTAGCCAGATTTCTTCTGACCTCAGCGCGGCAATGGCGCTAGACCTGGCTTCTGACCTGTGGCCAGAGTCCTCGGTATTCGCCAATCATGGCGTCACCGCGCAGCACGGCGCGAGCCTTATGCAGCAGGACTGGTTCAAAGCCATGGTGGACGACGCCAGGCGGGAATGGTCCTCGATCTCCAACGCCAAGCAGCGTATCAGACTGAAGTCACAGATTGCCGTCGAGATGAGCATCAATGAGCTTTACGCCATTGTCACCGACGCGAATGTGCCCGCGACCTCCAGGGTGGCGGCTTTCAAAGAACTCAAAGACGTGGCCGGCGTCGCTGTGGTCGACCACAGTGCGTCGCTCGGCTCCGTGCCGACCGTAAACATCTTCCTTGACGGGGATTCCACCCCGTCCGTGACTGTCTCCGCCAGTGCCGCACCCCGGCCAGCGGACGACGGTCACGACATTATTGATGTCACTCCTAGTGACAGTACCGACTACGTGGGCATGGCCCCGCTCTAAGGAGACCACCATGGCGAGAAGTCAACGGCACGTGCGCTACACTATGGGCTTCGACTCCACCGAGTCCGACCGCTATCCCGGTAACGGGTATGGGTTCGACTGGGCGGGCACCTGGCCCTCCGGGTCCGGGGGCCGCTACATAGCTAACGGGTTCAAGCCTGACATCGTTCTGGATTGGGCGCGTGGCAAGTTCATCGGCGCGGATTCGTCCTTGAACGCTGAGTCGGACTTCGTGGCACACGCGCGGGCCAGCGGCGGCACGGTTGTGGACAGTGACGGGCTGGTGAAGTGGGGCGCGCATAACCTTGCTTTGTGGAGCGAAGACTTAGCCAAGCAAATTGCTGTTAATGAAAATATTGGTGAATCACCTAAATAATTAATTGTGTCTGTAAAAGTAGAGTGATTTTATCAGGTATTATTTAGAAAGGCTATATCAGAGTGTACTTATGTACCAGTATTTTTTATATTATTAGTTAAGTTATTGATAACAATGTGTAAAATTGAAACAATAGTGTTTTGTAGCCATTTCATGAGTATCAATAT